AAAGTGATCCTGAAATTGAAGCATTTGCTAAAGGTGAATTAGAGAAGTTTCACAGAGAGAAAGCAGAAACAGCAACCGTTCAAAAGGACACTGAAGCATCCGAAGAAATTGCAAACTTAGATGGTAAAGCAACTCCTTCAACTGAACGCCCTGAAAATGCCGAAGATCGTGTCTTTAAGAAACGTTATGACGATTTGAAAAGACACTATGATTCTACCCTTGGAAAGCATAAAGATGAAGTTCGTACTTTAAGAACTCAGTTAGAACAATCATCCAAGCAGTTTATTCCACCTAAATCTAAAGATGAATTAGAATCTTGGAGAAAGGAATATCCCGATGTTTATGAAATGGTTGAAACCATTGCTATGAATAAAGCGGATAGTCGAACACAAGAGATGGAGACTAAATATCAAAATCTTCAAATTCAACAGGAAGAGATTGCAAAAGAAAAAGCTGAAGTAGAACTTTTAAAATTGCATCCTGACTTTAATGAACTTCGTTCAAAAGATGATTTTCATGAATGGGCTGCAAAACAAGATCCTGTAATTCAGGATTGGTTGTATGAGAATACAAGCAATGCTTCACTTGCTGCCAGAGCACTTGATCTATATAAAATGGATAAAGGACTTGGTAAGTATAGTAAGAAAGAAACACAGGATGTTAAAAAAGAAGCTGCTAAAGCTATTAGTAAAACTAAAAAAGCAGAAGCACCAGATGCTCCTACAAAGAAAGTTTGGTCTAATGCTGAAATCAGTAAAATGAATGTTAATGAGTATGCTAAGTACGAAGAAGAAATCGATAAAGCTGTAAGAGAAGGTAGAATCCAACCTTAATACTAACAATATAATTGGAGGCTAACACATGGCTACAATGGGACTTGCTACTGGCTACCAAAATTTACCTTCGGGTAACTGGGTACCAGCAGTATATAGTCAAAAGGTTCAAAAGTTTTTCAGACGTGCATCAGTTGTTGAAGATATTACTAACACTGATTACGCTGGAGAAATTGAAAATTTTGGCGACACGGTAAATATCGTGAAAGAGCCCTCAATTACTGTGAGCGACTACGCTAGAGGTCAAACTGTAAACACACAAACTTTGGCAGACGATAAGTTACAACTTACTGTCGACCAAGGTTCTTACTTTGCGTTTAAAGTAGATGACATCGAAGAAAGACAATCACATG